GGGTGGGGTTGAATCTAATTTAACAGATGATGTAGTATTAAATAAATTATTATTTGAAGATGGATTTGTAATACTACTAGTAGTATTTACTGTTGGGGTAGTAGAATTAGTTTCCAACGGTTTATTAGTTGCTGATATATCTTGAATATCCAATTTAAAAATATCATTATCTAATTTAATCTCTTTAGTTTCAGATTTAGTATTAGTATTAGTATTTGAAGAATTATCATTTAAAAGTTTGTCTAAATCTAAATTATCAATTTTAGAAACATTTAAATCGTCTATTTTTATTTCTTGTTTATTCTCTGTAGGTAATATTAGATTAGAAGTATTACTACCACTATTAGTACTTGCCAATTTATTCGGATTTATCAATAATTCGGCACCGAATGTATCGTTTGATTTTACTATATTTATATCTTTATTAGAACCCCCAGAAACTTCTGGCAAAGTAATTTTGTGTTTATCAGTTGCTTTATTTATATTAATATCCATAAAAATAGAATAGAAACTAATTAAATTATAATAACGCAATAGTTCTTAAGTATAATTATTTGGAAATATAATATCTTGTCATTAAATATGCATCTGCCAAATCGTCGGTTTTATTTTTATAATTCATAAAAAAATCTAACCAATTATCTTTTACAAAATATTTACAATATTCTATCGCTAATTTTTTATTTTTTTTATATTTATCTTTAATTTTTTTTATTTCATTAATTTCATCATTTTCTATATTAAATTTTAATTTACTACTAGCCGACATTAATGAAATATGTATTTTATTAATATCGTTATATTCGTCCCGTAATCTAATTAAAAAATATGTATATAAAATCATTTGAATACTTTTCATTGTTGGGTTCTTTAAACATGGCTGATTTTCTATAACTACATGTGTTACTTTTTTAAATAATGGATTTGCATCTAATTTTCCTATAAGAATATTTCCAATTTTATTTAAAGATGATTTTGCTACATTTTTTCCTATTAATATATCTTCCACTTCATTCATTTCATCATTGGGAACATGCTTACAGCAATAAAAATTATCTTTAATTAAATTTATTTTTTTTGCTTTTTGTTTACATTTAAAACATTCAAATAATGGTTTATTTTCTTTTTCTATACTATGTCTTTTACAATAAGTTTTATGATTATTAATATTTATAAACAGCGCATTATGAGAACATGGCTTTGATGTAGATTTATTTATACCACAACATATATATTCTTTTTTATTCGATAAATCAATAATGTTCCAATCAATTATATTATATTCTTTATCCATTATACAATAAGCTAAATTTTTAACACCTACATCCCAACCAACATACATAAGTATTAATTTTATAATAATTATTACCTATTTATCTTTAATATTATTAATTAATTTTATTAATTTTATAAAAGAAATAGATGTATTTATTTCAATATCAATATTTAATACTTCTTTTAAAACAACTATTAATTTTTCATCATATTTAATTAATTTTTCAATAATAGAATAACATTTATTTTCATAGGCATATAATATTAAGCCTCTAAAATCATTAAAAAATAAATATAATTCTAATTCATCAAATAGTTTTTTATTAAATTTTTTTTTTTTATATAGATAACAATAAATATCAAATAATATAAATATTAAATTACAATAATCATTTTTATCACTATTGTATATTTTATATTTAATGCTTATTTTATCCCATCTTTTTATATTAGTGTTCAATATATTCATATGATAAGTATCATGCACTTTCATTATATCTATTGCATATAAAGATATATATTTTATAATCGATTTTTCTATATTTACATAATCTTTTTGTTCTTGTAATTTGTTTAAATATTCTGACCATTCATTAATGGGTCTATCAAAATTAATTTTTGGATTATCATAAAAATTAAAAAGACTTTTTTTAAAATTTAACCAAAAATTTTCTATTTCATGGTCGACTTCCATATTTATATAATATATAATATGTATTCACCTGCTGATAAAATTATAAATAAAATGAATTAATAATATAAATTGAATTATTCTTATGTATTTTTATAAATTACAAAAATATGACATCTAAAAATTCATTTGGTGTTATTACCGAATATTATCAATATTCAATGGATGGGGAATTTTGCTCAGGTTATAAAGAATATGATGTTAGAGTTACTAAATGGTGGGGTAAAGGCCATAATTTTAATAAAGCCAAAGAAGTCATTACTTTAAATAATATTTGTTTTAGACAAACAACGGCTAATGGTTGGAGAAAATATGATAAAATATCAAAAACTTATTATAATAAATCATATACTGGAACAAATTTTACATTTATTCCTAATAGAAATGCAAATAATCAAACTAATTATAATAGAGTAAATTTGGGTTCTTGGTAAGATTATTATATTTATTGATAATATATGACTAAAAAAAATAATATAGTTTATAAAGTTGATAAAGTTGATTTAGATTATATATTATATTTTTTATTATTTATTGTTATAAGTTTAGTTTTGGTTTATTTAATTCATAAACTTAAAAAACAAATAAAATCAAGTGATAATAAATATCATGATTATGAATCAGATGAATACTTAGATGATAATGATTTAAATATTTCGGTTGAATTGAATAATCGAAAAGATACCAATGAAAGTGATACCAATGAAAGTGATACCAATAAAAACATTAATATCGATATTAATAAAAAAAATAAAAAAAATAATTTTGATTTGGGAAATATAAAAAAAATGGTTTTTAATGATTATCATTCAAATAGAGTGAATAATCTTAAGATTTTGAATAAATTTAATATTGACCCAAACAATGTATTGTTAGCAAATGATAATTTAAAACATATTTAATGAATCTAATTCAGGTAATGGTAAAATTTGTGTAGCATAATATTGTTCAAGTTCAGTAATTTTACATTTATCATAGTTTGTTACAAAATTGATTGCCATACCCTTTCTACCGTATCGCCCACTTCTTCCTATACGATGAATATAACTATCTATTGATTGGGGTATATCATAATTAATTACTATAGAAATTTGTTGAATATCAATTCCTCTTGCCAATAAATCCGTAGAAATTAATACTCTACTTATACCACTTCTAAATTCTTCCATGATTACATTTCTTTCCTTTTGTGTCATTTCTCCATGTATTGAAGATACTGCGAAATCATTTTCAGTTAATCGGGTTGTTAAAATTTCAACAATTCTACGCGAATTACAATATATAATTGATTGTGACGCAGTAATCAATGAATACAAATCGCATAGTGTTTCATATTTATATTCATTTTTATCCAAATCAATATAATATTGTTTTATTCCTTCCAAAGTTAATTCATCGTTTTTTACTAAAACCTTTATCGGGTCTCTCATAAATTGATTTGCCAATTTAAAAAAATCTGGAGTCATAGTAGCACTGTATAAACCGACTTGAATATCATTTGATAAACTTCTAAATATATCATAAATTTGATTCACAAATATACGCGATAAAAGTTCATCTGCTTCATCAAGTATTAACATTTTTATTGATTTGCGTTTAATATAATTTTTATTCAACATATCTAATATTCTCCCTGGGGTACCTATTATTATATGCGGATTTTGATTTAGTTCTTCTATATTATCCCTTATTTGAGTTCCACCAACCGATAAATTTATTCTAATATTTAAAAATTTAGATATATTTGTAATAACTGTATGTATTTGTAATGCTAATTCACGTGTATGCGATAAAATAATAGCCTGCATAGAATCTTCATTTTCGTCTAATCGTTGTAATAAACTAATTGAGAAGGTTGCCGTTTTTCCCGTTCCCGATTGAGCTTGTGCTATTATGTCACCACCACTTATAAATGGAACAATAGCCTTTTGTTGAATCATACTAGGCTTTTCATAACCATACGCAAATATTCCCCGAAGTAAATTCTCCTTTAAATCCATATCCTCAAATGACTCGTATATTTCTATATTAGTGGTCATATTTATTGAATATATAGTTTAAGTTTTAAATAATAGAATAAATAATTTAATATATTTTTTGGTATATTATAGAAAAAATATAAAAAAATATAAAAAAATATAAAAAAATATAAATAAATAAACATTATATTATAAATATCATATAAATATCACTATAAACATTATATAAACATCACTATAAACATCACTATAAAATTATGTTTATAAAAAAATTCATTTAAATATGTGTTTTACTGCATATTTATTCTCATATAATCTTCTCAATAAATATGGTATAGATTCATGGAAATTGCCAAAAGGAACATATTTGTATACTTTTTCTGATTTACTTAAAGATTTTGATAATGGGTCGGCCATACCCATAAGTTGAGCAAAACTTAATAATTCATTATTTTTTAATAAATGTTTATTATTTAATGCAATTTTACAACTGGTATAATTGTGTGTGGCCAAAATTATATCATCATTTTTACTACATTCTTTGAATAAAATATTCATACAATTATTATAATTTTCATGAGTTTTATGAAGTTCATCATATAAAATATTATATTTGAAATCTTGATTATAGTATGCTCCACGGACAAGTTTAATTCCTAAATTATAATCTGCTTTATTCAATAAATCTTTTTGTATAAGTTCATAACTATCTTTCCTATAACACTGATATGTTTTATAAATGTTAGTGTTTTGCTTATTATATTTACTTACTAATTCATCTGTTATATTATTTATTGAATCTTGAATTATATAATTTTCCGCATCAATTAAAATTTTACAATTATTGGTAATTGCATTTTCACAAATATTTGTAATATATTTTTCAGATAAACTATAATTATTATGTATATTTAGACTACTCATTTTAATAGAAAAAAAATTATTTGGAAATTTTTCTATACTATCCATAATTTTATTATAGTTTTTGTAATGGTCTTTATTGTATTCATTTATATAATCTAATATAGGGTACATATTTTTTTTATTTAAATTTTTTATTATAGTATATAATTGTTTTTCATTACATGTAAAACGATTAATAATTTTTGTTATCATTATATTATATTATTTATATTATATATATTATTTTTTAATTTTTAATTTTTAATTTTTAATTTTTAATTTTTAATTTTTAATTTTTAATTTTTAATTTTTAATTTTTAATTTTTAATTTTTAATTTTAATTTTTAATTTTTAATT